CTCTCCATCGTGGCACCCAATTGTCACGACTATAGATGATGCCATTGCCACCAGAAGCACTAACGTAGCCGCCGCTTGCAACGTCAGCTTCACCATAGGGATCGTTAAAGATGTAGCCATTGTCGTTGTAGCCAATCGCTACAGACCAGTGTCCGCCACCGGAAGGAGACACAGAGGATCCATAATGCAACCATCCGCAAGGCACAGGGCGACCAGCATTGATCTCATCACGCAGCATTTGCTCAGTCATGATTGTGGTGAATCGAGCCTTGAGGCCAAGAGCCCTTAGGGTTTCGATTTGAGCATTGGGATCGGTAGTGTCGCCATAACGGTCGCGAAGCTTGTTGTATTCATCATCGCCCTTTACTTTCCCATGGTACGCCGCAACCATAGCGCAACTAGATGAGAAGCATTCTCGATAACCAGTGCCCGATGCATTATCGCGTTGCGAGAAATATGGTACGGTCAATGGATTAGAGAATTCAGGTTTAGAAGGGCTAGAGCGATAGAGCAGCGCAAATTCTTCAAGTTCTTCTTTTGTTAACTGTTCTTCCAGCCAATTCCATGCAGCAATTTGATGATTCTCCTCTTCGTAGTATTTTGCAGCATTAACAAGACGAATCGGAGGAGCCATGGAACGAGGAGCGTATTGATTCATTAATTTTATCAGCTTATTTGCATAATCAGGATCCGTTGCATAGCCTTCGCTTTGCAACATGCGGGCACTTTCTTCACGATTTGGTGCATTATTAACGCCAGTATATCCGTTCCAGTCTTTATACCACCTATCAACTAAATACTTAACACAAGCTTCAATGGAAGGGAAATCCATGAAACGAGCTTTAATTGTTTGCCATCCATTGTAATATTCTTTTGTTGTTGCAACTGTGCCTCCGCCTCCTTTGAGGCCGAAGTAATTATGAGTGGCAGCCGTATGTTTACCAAAACCGCTCTCAAGAGCCCATTGCGCTGCAACAAGCGCAGGGAATTTAGCCCCTACGCGCTTGGCGCAAGAGCTAATACCTTCCCAGGTATTGGCGACCATGATCAGGAGCGCTTAGGGAAGATGCGCTTAAGGATGGTGAGCACCAGTTGCACTGTAGAGTTCTCCTTAAGAGGGCTAATGGCAATGATATGCTCGGCAGCACCGACAACAATGGCGCCAATAATAAACCATTCAGCAGCAGTCATAATGAATACGAATTGGTTTGTTATTAGCCTAGCGTCCAATTTCTAAAGAACGCACGCGAGTTTCTAGACTTTTTATGTTTTCAGTTAAAACATCAAGCTTTTCTGTGATGTTTTCAACTTGAAGAGTGATGCGAGATTGCTGATTACCAACAAAAACTAACATGCTTCCAGTAGCAAGAAGCATGCCTGCAGTTAATGTGACGGCCAAATCAGCAAGCTTTTCTTGCCAAGGTTTCATGGTGAAATAGCTTTCTTTTTTTTTCATTCTATTTCTTCTCTATTGGCTCTTGAAACATCGCATTATGCAGGATTTGAGGCTAGGCTTTAGATGAGCCAATTGAATAAAAAGGCTATGGGAAAACGCAATGGACCAGAAGATCTTCTCTACTCTCTGTCTGTATTGCGTCCCGGTGAAGCCAAACGTTGTTTCAGAAAAGCAATCTTCAGCGAATATCCATTGCGTGGTCCTTTAGGGCAACCAGCATGCGCTTATTGCGGGAAATGGCACGAAAAACTAACGCTTGATCATGTTGTTCCCAAAAGCAGGAGCGGACCACATTATGCGCGATGGAACCTTGTTCCTGCTTGTCAAAAATGTAATGGCGCCAAGTCAAGTCAGCCTGTTTTTGAATGGTGGCGTCCTCAGCAATTTTGGACTGCTGAACGCGAAGAAATCTTTCTGTCTTGGGTTTATGCCAATAGTTTTGTAAGTGCCCACACTGAAATTTCATCGTGGGAGGAATGGATGGAAGCGCTGCAGCGAGTGGCACCAATTTATGATCGTGATGTTACAGGGGCGGCCATGCGTTGGCCGCCTTTGCCGCAAATGGCTTAATTGACTGGTGCAAACATGGTCGTGGGAGCGCCGTGCCTCACGTTAGGCATTGGACAAAATCCGTCCTTACATTCCCCATTGTCTTCAGTGGTTTCAACAATGTCAATCAAGCGATTAAGATACCATTGTGCTTTATAGAGATCTTCAGCGCCATTTTTGCGTTCATATCGCATAACGTATTTGATGACATTGCCTTGAATGTAGCCCTTAAAGGCTTCTTTACTCATTGCGGCTTCAATGCATTCAATAGTTTCAATGCCGTTGGAGCCTTGGTAGTGAGAGGGATGGTTGACGGAATCCATGGTTAGAAGTCGTAGTTGTTGTTTTCAAAAGCCTGAAAGGCTTCAGGAGCGACGGGACGGCCCAGTTGAAGCAAGGCATCAGCATAAGCCCTGATCTCGCTCTGAGCGCCTTCTCCGCGCCGCAGGGAGATGAAATGAAGTAACGATTGGAGACTGCAAGTCCAAACAAAACTAACATACATGCATGTTGGCAAAATACCACGCGCCTGTTCTTTGCTGGCTCCCATTGCCAGAAGCTCCCTGTAGGCATTGCGAGCCGTGTCAATGGTGTCGAGATAGACGTTGGCGGCCAGTTGTTGCGTGCGTGTTCCTACAGGCCCTCCAGATGCTTGGCGATTGTTCTCCGATTGCTGGAAGAACTGGCCAGGCATGTAAAACTCAACTTCCTCGGCAGAGCAATACCTGAAACTCTTCTCGTTCCAGCCCAGTTGCTCATCAACATACGATGAAGCCACAACATGCTTCCACCATTGCCTTGCCACGAATAACGGAGCCTTCACATGCCACTTGAAGACCACGCCCCGAAAAGGAGAAGTGTGCTTATGCTTAGCCAGGTAGTTAAGAAGCTTACTATCACGATCTGAAAAGCTTTCACTGTTTGCATCGAATGATTGCCTCGCGTCATTAACAACTGAAAGACTGTTTCCCATTGAATCAATTAACGAAAGCTTGCTTTGACCATCGCCCAATGGATCAACAAAAAACGCCATGGAAAAAGAATCGCTGTCTCATCATACAGTATACGGCTAGCCGTAACAAGCCTTTTCGGCTTCCCTTCCATGGTTTTCTCGCAATAGTTCCTACTATGGGGGAAAACACGACACAAAAATTATGCAATTTGTGCTTCCAGTTGAACTTAGGGATTACAATGGAAAGAGTGTTGTTGCTACTATGGGACCGTTTGAACATTCAACTGAACGCCAGTTTGCGTTGACAGTTCACAAAAAAGCAATTGAGGAATGCGACAATATTAAAAGCCTCAAGGAAGTTGCCACGAATCTTCTGATTGGCTGGAGCGGCATTCAAACTGCTAGCCAAGCATTGATCCTGGAAAACATTCAACTGCGTCAAGCGTTAGCGCAACGTGACAATGATCTTCAAGCCGCAGAAGCTATCATTGCGGAGTCTGCTGAGTTGATCGAGCAGCAATATGGGAAGCAATCATCGCGTGCCAAGTGGCGTCTTTGGCCATGGTAGAAGTGAGGAGGAAAATCGTCCAACCGCTGGTGTAGGCAATATTGTATTTACGACAATCACGCTCGTAGCCACTACCGCGAACATGGCGACCACCTGAATAAACAGCGCCTTGAATTTCAATGCCAGTGCGAGTTTCGGGGTGAGCAAAATCTAAACGATAACGACGTGAACGAGGCTTTTCTTTTTTGCGTTCTAGATAGTCAGTTTCCCAAGCTTCAATGTCGCTGTATTCGCGTTCCAATGGAATAGAACGATACTTTGATTTCCAAAGCTTAAGAAACTGATCTTCTAGAGCACTCACAAGGATAATGCAATTAGCACTATCCTAACGGTTATCTCCATCGCCCTTAATCTTGCCGCGCTTCATGCGATCATAAAGCTTATCAATATTGGACTGAGCAACTTCGTTCATATCGAAGTTGAGTTCTGATGCAATTTGGGCAACGTACCACAGCACATCGCCAAGCTCTTTTTTGATTGCCGCTCGGCTTTCGTGATCAAAGCAACCGCCTTTATCGCGCATCACTTTCTTCACTTTCTCTGCCACTTCCCCTGCTTCACCACAAAGGCCAAGCACAGGATAGGTCATGTTCTTGCCTACATCGGGGTAGATGGCAGTGCGGCGTGATTCAGTTTGATAGTCAAGAAATTCCATAGTTTTAAAGGGGCCTTGCGGCCCCTCTCCTGATCAGAAAACGTCTTCTTGGTCGTTCTGCCAAACGGAAGCATAGCCTTTCGGTGCTTCACGATCAGCACCCTTGACTTTCACGCTACCAGTGAACTGAGGAGCGCGATCAGAGGAACGCTTAGTGTTGGGCCACACAGCCATGTCGAGACTGTAGTTACCGCGATCATTGGGGCCTGCTTGCTTGAGGGCATTGAGCACATCAGGCGTGAGGTCGATGGCGGCAGTGATTGGGGGCCTGTTGGCCATGGTGTTTCTCCTGTGGAGTAATGGAGCCCTGTTGGGCATCCATATCTTACCAGCTATGAGCGCTGTTGTCAGCCCCTGTCCATGGTCAGGGCAAATGCCTTGCCGCCAGGATAATGTTCTGTGAAATATCTCTTCACAGTGTCGATCATGATGCCTTGTTGACTAAACAATTCAAAGGCGTCGAGATGGACAAGTTGAAGGTCCGGCTCGCTTTCATCTTGTTCTGGGTCGTAGCAAGCAATGACGCACCAAGCTTCTTCAATGGGAATGTCAAACATTTGTTGCGCTGCCATTGAATAAGCTCCAAGTTGACGCTTGTAATCTGCCAGTTGATAGTCAGGCTTCACTTTGAAGCTTGTTTTCCAATCCACCAACGCGACTGTTCCATTGCTCATTTGAGCCAACATATCTAACGTGCCTGAATAGCCAATAGCTTCTTCTTCCTGCCACCATGCAACAGCGCTTTCAACTAGCACTGGCGATTCAATGGTGTCAAGAAAGGGCAGGGCAGCGTCGTAATAAGGCCGCCAATCAGGAGCACTATCGAGATGATGTTCAATGTCTTCTCCATTGAACCAATCTTCAATGACTGTATGAAGCCAAGTGCCACGATTCGCAGCAAGTTTTGTGCGGCGATTAGCCTCATCAGGCCCCACTCGTTTTCGCCAATTCATTAACGCCATAATCTTTGACACTGGCGCCATGGAAGACAATACTGTTGTTACGGAAGGAAGAAGCATGCCTTCCGGTACATTTGGAAATCCATTGCACTGGTAATGACGCTTGCCATTTAATGCAATGCGATTTGGTTCGTAATGTTCAAAGGAAGGCATGAGGGACTCTAAGCAAAGATCAAGACAGGCCATGGCCGTGTTAAATACTTCCGTCGTATTCAACAACAGTGCCCGCAAATTTCATTGCGAGCACTGCAGCGGCCACGTCTACTTTTTTGACGCCACGATTTCCATCACAGCTTCAAGGGCACCTTTGGCTCCGTTATCACAAGACGAACGGATCTTTTCAATGGTGGAGGAAGTTTCTTCTTTCGAGAACTTCACGCCATTGTCCTTGGCCCATGTTGTGACGAGCGTTGAGACAACATTGGCAAACATTGCGCTGTCTTTGATGTCATCGCCTTTGGAAAGGCCAACGCTTTCAAGGGCCGCCTTACCTGCTTTCATGCTGCTGCGCTCATCAGGGAAAAGTAAGGGATTGGCTTTGCAGAATGCAAGCAATTCCGCCTTTCCATCGAAACTTGTTTCAGCGCTAGAAGCAGCAGGCTTTTCAGAAATGCCAGTAGTAGCCTCCTTGGAGGAAGGTGCAGCCTTCTTGGCCGCAGGAGCAGGCTTCGCCGCCTCTTCTTCCTTTGGGATGTCTTCACCGGCATAAAGCTTGAGGCCAAGACCAGTGAACGTGGCAATGCATTTCACGGAAGCACGTTGAATGTTGTCGCTAACAGCGCGAGCATCCAGTTGCTTTAACGCATTGTGGCGATTGTCCATCAATGGAAAGACAAGCGCTGGAGTGCGCTTCACGCCGTCCGTAAGGAAAGGACGCAAGAGCCAACAGCCTTCCTGACCGAACACAGGCCAGCCTTTTTGCTGCTCCTCAAATGAAACATAAAGAGAAGGAAACTTTTCCTTGAGATAGCGATAGGCAAAAGGCCACGACAAATAAGAAAGGCCCTTGTAGTTTTTCTCAACGTGCTCTCCAATAGGAAGTTCATAAGCTTCCTTGAAAGCTTCTGGTGAGATTTCGAGGGGAGTGAACATGCCAAGAGTGCGCTCTGCAAGCATGAGATCAGTAGTTGATTCAGTCATCGGAGGAGGAGAGTTCTGAGATGTGGCGTTCAAAAATGGCGAAACTTACTTTCCGTTCGCCTTCGTTGTGCATGATGCTATTACCTGGAAGAGGCCAGTTGGGAATGATGCGAACATCGCTGATGCCAAGTTGAAGGCAATCGGTATAGCCTTCTTCGATGCACGATTCTTCGTCAATAATAATGACGGGCACATCAGGGCCGTATTTGGCTTCAGCCTTGAAGACTATCTGTCTCAGGCCAGAAAGAGTGAGGGTCATGGTTTGAGGGGGCGAGGTGGTCTGTGACGTACTGCCATGGTTCATCGGAGAGCATGGCTTCAGCTTCCCAGTAAGCAGTGGAACGAATGAGGCGTTCTACTGTTTCGGATTTAGAGAGGGAAGCTGCCTTGGCAATGTCAGACAGATGAGAGTAGGCAGAGTCTGTGAGAGTGAAGTGTCGGCGGGTTTTACCGCCTTCATAGCGAGCCATTGGAAAACGGACAACTCCCGCAGTTTAGGCCCACTTTTACGAAAGCGCAAGGACTGAGTAGATTAAGCTAGTCTTAACGGCCATGTCATTGCGTTCCCAGGGAAAAGTGGGCACAATGGCGGAATCCCAGCCTCCTTTTCATGGCATTCTCCATTCTGGACCACCTTGAGAGCATTGAGAAAAGCGATGCTCCAGGGAAGTTCGTCTGTCCTGCCTGTGGTGGTAATGACTTCACGATCAACCAGAAGAACGGAGCATTCAACTGCTGGCATGATCCAAGCCCTGCTCATCGCGCGGAAATTCGTGATGTGCTTGCGCCCTTAACGCGATGGGAGAAGCCTCCTCGAGGCGCCGGACAATACGACTTCACATATCGCAATCCCGCAGGCGAAGACGTTGTGATTGTTCATCGCAAAGATGATGACAATGGAAAGAAACGAATTTGGCAAGATTTCCCAACAATCAATCCAGAAGCAACGAACCATAAAGTAGAGCTTCAAGAAGCAAAGGCAAACGTGTTGCCTTTCATGTATCAAGAAGCAGTTGCAGAACACAAGAAAACTGGCACTCCCATCTTCATTGCTGAAGGAGAACTCACATGTCAATCACTCTGGGCTCTTGGTATTCCTTCCGTTACGTTTCTTGGTGGCAGTAAACAATATCGCACAAATGGTGACTACAGCAATCTCTTCAAGGAATGTCAAGTTGTTTTGTGCCCTGATAGGGACGAACAAGGCGTTGCCTTCATGTCAGAAGTTGCGAATGATAATCCTGGCGCTGGTTGGGTTTATGCCGATCCTCGTAGTTGGGAATGGGATAATCTCCCATCTGGCAATGGTTACGATTTAGCTGATTACATCGAAGAAGGGGCAACGAAAGAAGACATACTTTCTTCCATTGTTTCCAAAAACCGCCATTCTGGCAAGAACGGCAAACCTTCTTACGAGGAGATCATTAATACAGTTGAGAACTTTGTTGGTCTTTATGCCAATGACTCCCGTATTGCTTACGAGACTGGGCTTTGGCTTGAGGAGCACAGCGTCAAAATGGCGCAGGCCAATGTTGACAGGATTATTGAAGAAGCAAAAGGACGCATCTATGGCAGGGAAGAAATTGAAACTGTTGATGCCCTCACCATTGCCAACGCTGATAAAGCTCGTGACTGGTTGATTGCTGGTATTCTTCCGCTTGGCACTGTAATGCTACTAGGAGCCTCAGGCGGAACCGGCAAATCGACCATTGCCTACAACTGGGCTCTTCACATCGCAAAAGGCACTCCATGGAGCGGCAGGAGGTGTTTGCAAGGCAAGAGCTTGATCATTCAATCTGACGAGCCTCTTGTTGATGCCAGTGAAAAACTTAGCGTGATTGGTTATCAAGATGCCGACCTCGCTCCTAATACGATTAATTTCTGGGAGACTTGGCGTTTTGCTCACATGAAACAACTTGAAGATTATGTCAAGAAACATCGCCCTACATTCATCACCATTGACAGCCTCACTGCATGCTTGGCAGGCATGGACGTTGATTTGATCAAGAGCAATGCTGGTGACGTGATTTATGGTTTGCGTGATATTGCCAACACTTACAAATGCAGCGTCATGATCCTCCACCATTTAAACAAAAGCGGAGGCATGCGAGATTCCAGTAGTTTCGTCGATAATGTTAGTGAAGTGGTGAAGCTAACTCGCCCTGAAAATAATTTTGATCCGAATGAATTTCACCTTGAGTGGATGAAGAGTCGTTCAGGACTTACGGGTAAGCATGTATTACAACGTGATCCTCTGAATTATGGCTGGCATTATGCTGGTCCTCTTGGTGGCTCACTTGAAGAACTGGATAGTGTTGTAAAGACAATCAACATGCGGAAGAACGAACGGTTTACTAAACGTCAAGTTGCCACGCTTTCCAATAGCTTTGACATTAGCTCTACTGCAAAAATGTTGGAAGTTGCTCGTAGGCAAGGACTTATTACTAGCAGCTTCATTGATGGTCCCAATGGAGAAAAGGAAAGGGTTTATCATTCTTGGGACTACACCGAAAGCGAGTTTCCTGAATTTGGCTCTAAGCAAGAAGACAACAGTCTTGACGATATTTTCTAAAATAGAAAGATCATCAAAAAAAAAGATTATGGCAATCATTTACAACAACAACTTTGAACGACCTGAAGAAAAGCCAGAAGCTCCGAAGCCTCGCAAGAGGCAGGAGCGTTCCTGGAGAGGCTTTGCTGAGCCTTGTTCGCTGGAGGAAGACGATGAACAATCTGATGATTGAACTATCGTGGCTGATCACAATCTTGTTGTGGCCCGATGTAATGGAGGCTGGTGCATTGCAGGAAGAGCCTGTAGTGGTGTTGTCCCATTATCCCATCCATGGCCCTCTCAAGAGCAAGCAGAGGCGTTTCTAGCCATTGCTCGCCCTGATCTGGGATTTGTGCCTGGTGCATTAAAAAAGGCCCCCTAAGGGGCCTTTCTCGTGTCGTGTCATTCTGAAAGCTTAATAGCAAGAATAATGCCAACGCACAATAAAATCACCAACAAGCTTATCCATATTGGCGATAAAACCCACCACCATGACCAGGAGATGACGCCACCAAGCTTGAGGCCAATGAAGAGGATGGCGAGCATTCCAGTGAAGCCGATACCACCAGAGGAAGACTTATCTGCCATGGTTCAAACTCCGCGCTTCCAGGACGCTGCATCGCGTTCTTTCTGGCAGTTCTTGTCCTTGCCTCGCAGCCAGGCTTCTGTTGATTGACCGGGTTTAGGGCCGTTCCTGGGGAGCTTTACGATCTTGATTGGCTTGTCCATGGAAAGGGAAACGTAGGGACTGTCAAAGCATAGCAACC